CCTCTTGTTCTGACATCTTGAAAGCTGGACGGAAGTTCTTGTCCAACATGCATCCACAAACAGTTCTTGAATTTGTGAAGACGGTACGTGGCACCAACGAGTTGGTTCACTGGCACTGCGAATATACGCGAAACATTGTCGCGCATTCCGGCACATAAATCTGCAAAAATAAATGTGTCCCAATCCGCAAGTTCGAATTTGGTGTGCAGTGAAGTCGCGATGACCTCGTCCGACAGATTAAGCCAGTCTAATGCGCCTAGATCTAATGTCATGAGCGCTTGGAACAACTGATAACGGTCGAGAAATCTTGGAAATGACTGTGTCCATCCGTTGCATCCAGATGGTTGTACGCAATCCAGTTTGCGCATCAACCCATTGACACAGTCTTTTGAAAAACCTAAATCCACTACCATTTGCTTTGTTACGAGCGCATGGTCAAGGAACAGTTGGATAATGTCTTTAAAACTGGAATGTGGAAAGGCTTTTGGGTATTTGTTCACTTTCGGGTCATCGAACATCTTAAACCATAACAACTCTAAAAATACTCTTGTTGCACTTGACATTTTGAGTTCTTCTTCTCTGTAATGTTTTTCAATCTCCCAATTGATAACGAAATAACACCAACGTTTAGCAAAATTTCGGGGCATGAAATCTACTAATACATCGTGAGGATGGTCATCTGATCGGTCCTCGTCTAGTCATGCGGTCACGGGTGATGCCTCTGCAAGCGGTATTGATGTCGCTGAGGCGGTACCTCCTATTGTACCTGGTATTGTTGGTCCTTGTACAAAGTTGTTGGCTGCAGGACCATAATTATACAGCGGTGTGCCATAATCTCTCGCAATTGGGTAATTGCCTTGGGAACCCGGTGCACCTAAACCTACGCGAGCTGTGGACATTGTCATACCTCGTGTCATATCTGTGCCTATTAATCCAGCTGTTATTGGACTCTGAGGTGCGGATCTACCTAAATAGTTTCCGGCCAAAGTTGGCATTGATACATTATAGCCGTATTGGCTGCCCACTAAGCCACTCGCTCCTGGATTGATGGATTGTCCAGAATAGGCCATCCAGCCAGGTAAACCTGACTTGGCATATTCGCCGACGGCTCTGTCGACAAAATTGTTTTGCAATGCGTAAGCGTTGTTCTGAAGTTGCAAATTCCCACTTGTCTGTGCGGCAATCAAGTCCTTGTTCCCCAAGATCGTCTGATCTAAAAGCTTTCCTTGCACATCTCCACCCTGTTTTTGTAAACCAAAGTCTAGGAGTTTTGTGGTGATATTGCCTCCGGCCGCAATACCTGCAACTGCTGCTGCTGCGGCTGCCATTAGAAACGGGGTTTGATCACTGTCTTGCCTCCGAGTGACATATCGTCCATCATTCTCTCTAACGAGCCTCTTGCTACTAGTTCTTCTTGTGACGGTTGCGCGGAGAACCCTGATATTGCTGGGTTCCACATTGTTGCTTGACCTTCCCTGCTGCTCTCGTAAATGACGCCCGAGGATGGATCTGTTGCGTCTGGCTCTTTCGAGTAATACGTCATATGTACCATCTTTCCTATCGACACTTCTGGGCGAATTGGTATTGGTGATGTTGGTTCCAACCATTCGAGGAAATGAAATTCCGCTCCCACTATCGACAGATTTATTTCTGACGGACTTGCTGTTGTTGTCATGAAACCCTCGGGCCACCATTTCACCAACGCTATCGTTATTCCTAACGTTGAATCTTTCAACTCCATCAACGCACATTGTCCTGGTGGTGATCCAATCATCACTCCGCTCTCGAATGCGATGGCCATTTCCATGGTTTGAATGTTGTAAAGTACGGAAGTAGGACTGTCTGTAAATACAAATATGGACTCCTCCACAGGAATCCTTATGTCTGGTGCAAAGCTTGTTGAATAGAATCCTTTGACCATCTTGTCGTCTATTACCCATATTCCTTGAGCTCCGTATCTTTCTTGGAGAGCGCCTTTTGAATCGATTCGCGGTCCGCCTGCCACACAATCTCTTATCATTATTTCGTACTCTGTGTCTTTGAACGATCCGTATAACTTTTGGCAGAAACCCGAGGGTTGCGTAGTTATGTAACATGATGGAAGCGGACTCGGATCTTCGAGGAAACATTGTGTTGTTCTCAATCTCACTTTTCCTGCGCAGTACTTCGTCAAATTCGTTCCGTCCCATTTCACTGCTCCAACCGCTGCTACTCCAGGTATTGCTTTGATGGTTGACGGCCTTATTCTCAGATTCGTTACTGGATACCTCCCCATTAAACCGACTTGGCCAAAGAGCTTTAACAGATATGGCGGATAATTGAACACTAAGGGGAGTGATGTTGGTTTCAACACTGGTCTCGGCTGTAGGAAAAAGAAATCTGGTCCCAATTTCCCTTGGACTATGATCGTAATTTGCTGCGTTGCTGCGATCCCGGTGTTCAATCTCGCAAGCACGGCTAGAATGATTGTTCCGCCTGATCCTAAGCTTCTGAAAAAGCCTTCTGCCGTCATCGGCCCGTCTGGCATAGGTTGCAGCATTTGTTGCATGTAATGGTAATTTATGGGCTTTTGATCCGTCGTTCCACTTGTAAATTCTCCTTCCGTCCTCGCATCGATGATAGCATAGGGAAGGTTGGTGTAATCGCTCACGGACAGTGAATCCGGTGACATATTGGGTGGTACTAACACCATTGCAAGTGCTCCTGCATGTACAAAGGTTGCGCATATCTTCGCTCTGAAATCTAACGAACCCGTCCAGCCGTTGAACACGGTCGATATAGGTTGTGCCCACGGTATCACATCCGGATGAACTGGTGATCTCCATAGGATCTTGCCTGGCGGGTCTCCTGTACTCCATTCCGGCAATGCTACATTCACGTACTTCTCCTTCATGAACTGGAAACAATCTCCAACCGATGTAACCGACTGATAAGCCTTCATTGGACCCGCTGGATCTGGGACACTGAACATACTTGGGTGGGGTGCCGGGGGCTCGGCATCCACCATTGGTGTAGGTCCGGTAACTGTATTCGCCATCTTTAGTATACTCAAATTTACTCAAAGACGGTGCTAAAACCTCGCACTCATGTTGATTTTCTTCGGTGAGTGAAAGGCGCATGGATTGAAGTTGTTCTTCCCATGTCATGTAGTCTTCGTATGGAATGCTGTACTCAGTCAGCTTTTGCGTTAGATGTTCACGCATTTCTTCGTAGATTGTTTTACCTCTTACCACAATTGCTCTTAGAATTGAATGGCAAACTGCTGTTAAAATTGCCGCATCATATTCATATTCAATGGTGTGTCCGGGATGTTTCTTCCCGTGCAACCAATTAGTCATTTTATCTAATGACTCTAACTTAAGAGCACCTACAAATCTTCCTCCGAAGAAAAAGATTTCTCGTTTCAGGTAATCAATCTCATGAAGTTTCCTACTCCTGAAGACTACACTCTCGTCTTTAGATGCTGCATCTGTTAGGATGATATCTAGATGCTCTTTCAGGATTCGTACTTGATCTTGGAAATTGAACTTTTCAATGTCTTTATAAGAGAAAAAATTATCGTCTCCCATGTAATTTTGCCCTACTTCAGAATGAAATTTAGCTAAAGGCAATTCAGTTATCATCTTAAGTTCACTCATTCTTGCATACCATGTGTAGTATGCATAACACTGATTAGCAAAGATGTTAAAGAAAGTTGTGTCTAATCTCCCGGAGAAGATACCGTCTTGAAATCGGTACAACAACTCTCTATCTGCAACGACTGCATCATCAAGTGATTTTAGAAATCTTTTACGAACCTGCGAGTCACGTTCGGTGTTTTTGGGATCTAAAAGCTCATAAGCTTTAATGATCATCTTCCTATACGCCTTCTTAACGACTCTTTGATGGGTTGAGTCATATTCTTTGTAATCGCCATTTCCAAACTCTGAATGCGTCTTGATGACTGATCGACACATTATGTCCCAATCTTCACTATCGGGATCGACACCAAGGCAGTGATGCAATTCTGGCCAGCATGCTGCAACCATTGCAAAAAAAGCTCCCAGATATCGACGTCCTAAAAGTGTTACCTCCATTGGACATGCAGCAAATGTTCTGGTTTTTGGTGTTATCAGAACCTTTTCCTTTGGGCGAACTTCATCTTTAAGTGTTTCTGTAAACACAAAGGGTACTCTCTGATCTTGAGCCATCGCATTCTCGAGCACACTAAGTGCTGATAGCATTTCTGCACCTTTTCCGTCTGTCTTGAGACGCCATAGACCGTCTTGTTCAAAATTCAAGAATTCCTTCTTGCCTCTTTTACACGAACGGACCCATGGCCATGATGGTGATGTCGAACGATTCATGACATTCATGAATGTGTAACAACTCTTTCTGTTAATTGCCTCCGTCAACGTCAACTTCTCGAGCGTTAGACCTGATCTTTTGATTGCATCAATCCAAAACCTTGCTACACGTTTTGCACATATGTACAACACTTTTTCTCTTTTGTCACACGTTTCAAATCCGTCTGTTGTTATTTCGAATTCTGTGTGTGGTCTTCCATAATGCAACCAATGAAA